AAAAATAACGGGTATCCGGCTTTCACCGGATACCCGTTATTTCGTTGCCAATCCCGCCTGACAGATGCCATAGTCGTAATTTTTAGAATTACTGTCTTATGAGCGCCCGTGTAACGCACCGGGATTTTTTTCATGGTGAAGCAGAATATGCCACATCCGAACTTTTTGCATGGATGGCAGCAGACACATCCTTCAGTGAGAAAGTATCCGTTCCATCTTTGAAATTGTAGGTGAAAACGATTTTGTCCCCGAAAACATACACGGAGTTTACAAAGACATCAATTATCCGCCTGCGGTACACAGGATCGGAGAGACTGCCGTGCTTAAACTGCATAATCCAACGCAGGATCTCGTCTTTTGCATAAACAGGGCGGCACAGCTTTGCCTGTGTAATAGACAACTTCAAGTCCTCTTTCTCGCGGAAAACACGGGAGACGGTTGTTTCAACTACAAACTGTTCCAGCCATGCCTTCTTGATTGGCTTCAGCTTGCAGCCGTTGTGACGCTTCCGTCCGGCACACTTGTAGTAGTAATACACGGAACCCGTTTTGCTCGTTCCGCAGTCGCCCACCAGCATGGAGCCACACTCGCCGCAGAACGCTTTCGTAGTCAAAAGATATTCTTCCTCGGCTTTGGCTCTTCCGGGCGCTCGTTTATTCTGATCCAGGCGTTTCTGTGCCCGGTCGAATAAATCCTGTTCAATAATTCTTGGCATCCCATCGGGGATAACCGTGGTGTCATAGCGGTATTCGCCTGTGTATTTCCGATTGCGGAGGATTTTTCCCAGAGAAGACATACGGAATTCCTTGCCCTTTTGCGTGCAAAGCCCCTGCTTATTCAAGGAATTTGCAATGGCCTGGAGTGCTTCGCCATTATCATATCTTGTGAAGATTTCTCTGACAATTGCCGCTTTCTCCGGAACGATTTCGAAAGTGTGGTCTTTGCTGACACAATACCCCAGAGGCAATACGCCGCCGTTGCTGCGGCATTTCAGAGCGTTTTCCTGCTGACCTCTGCGTACCTTCACAGCTAATTCTGCGGAATAATACTCAGCCATTCCCTCCAGCATGGATTCCAGGATGATTCCTTCGGGGCCTTCCGAAATGTTTTCAGTAGCCGACAGAACACGAACGCCATTTTTCTTTAACTGATGCTTATAGTAGGCACTGTCATAGCGGTCTCTGGAAAAACGATCCAGCTTCCAAACCAGAATAATGGAGAATTCTTTCTTCTCACTTTCCTGAATCATCTGGCGAAATGCAGGGCGATCATCGGTTCGGGCAGAAAAAGCTCTGTCGATATAATGATTTACAATTTTCAGATTGTTTTTCTCTGCATAGCTTAGACACTCGCGCAGCTGACCCTCAATGGATTCTTCACGCTGGTTATCAGAGGAGTATCGTGCATAAATAACTGCGTTCATAGTTTTCTCCCTAGACGATATGATATTGTGCGTTCCTGGTTGTTCCTTCACAGCGCAGACTGCCCTCGCCTTCCAGTTTTTTCAAAAGACGATACGCCTGCGGCCCGGAAACATGAAGGAGTTCTACCACATCTTTGCGCGTGATCACTCGCTTTGTTTTTGCGAGCTTCATAATGAGTTCTTTGTATCTCAGTGCGTCGATATCCGTCTGTCGGACATACTGGACAGGATTCTTATAGGATTTTGCACTGAGTACATAGGCACGGCCTTTTCCATTTCCAATTGCTTCCACCAGTCCTGCTTCATGGAGCCGTTCCAGAGTGGCTTTCAGTTTCGCCTCGGGAATATTACAGACATCCAAAATTTCATTCAGAGACATTCTCCGATTCTGCTTCAGCGCATTCAGCACCAACAGAGAATTGACAGGCATCGCTTCTCCGGTGCGCTGCTGCTCCTCGGTAATGAGAGAAATGATATGCTCATCCGGCAGCCCTCTGGGAATAAACAGCTTTACGGTTGTTGGCGTGCTTTCGGAATAGTCCGGCAAATCCCGTCCAAAGCGCAGGGAGCCTTCAAAAATCCGATCCACACCCCGACCGGAACGCTCGGCAAGACCGATTCGTTTCAGAGCATCTGCAAGCACCGGGTTTCTGCCGTGGGGTTCCACATTCAGAATGTTGCGGAAGGTGACACCTTCAATGAAACCGCCGGGATTGCTGATGGTAAGACCGTCGGCATCCATTTTCAGGAGCACTCTGCCAAGACGGGTATAGTCCCGGTGGGCAAAGGCATTAACGATTGCCTCCCGCACTGCACGGTGATCAAATTCCGGAATGGAGATGCGGAACAGTCCCATTTCCATTTCACGCTCCGGGTTTCGCGCGGATACAAAATCGATCATCTTCTCTGCGGCTGCCAGCAGGGGTAGGAAGAACGATTCATTTGCTGTGACGGAAGAACCGTGCATCATGATAAATGCGGATTCGGCTGTGGGCATCAGCTCTCTCAGACGGTCAATCTTTCCCAGTAGCAGGATTCCGGTATGGGTGGGAATCAGTTCCGCTCCTACTGTGACCACCAACTGCAATGCCTTGTCCAGATCCTCATCCGGCAATTCCAGAAGGGTCTTTTCTCCATTGTAGGTGCGGATGATTTTGCGCAGGCGTTCCCGTTCCAGAGGGTCCAGATCCTGATAAGTTGCATTGGGAACCGGCTGGGCAGAAAAATCCAGCAGGGACAGTTCGCTGAGTCTGGAACTGATCTCGTAGGGATACATGGGAATATTCTCCGGGGTTCCGTCTGCTTTCAGTCTGCGGCGCTGCAACTTCCCGTTGGAGGAAGCTACAACGGTTCGGCTTCTGGGGACATGAATCACCAGAACCGGTTTGCCTGTGGGAATAATTTCCAAACGAGTGGAGATAGGCGGAATGGTACGGTTTGCAATAAATGCAGAGAGCTGCGTAATATCCTGATGCTGTTCGTGCAATCCAGTCACCGTACCGTCATCTTCCACGCCCAGGTACAGATCGCCGCCGTTGGTATTTGCAAAAGCAACCACGGCATCCACCAGATCGGAATCGCTCAGCTTCTTCAGATCACTTTTGAATTCCACTTCCATGGTCTCCCGTTCCGGAATCAAATTGGACATGATTGCATCCTCCTTCTTATGTTGATTCATATTATATTGCACGCGTGCAATCATGTCAATAGTAAATAGAACGAAGGTGCAATGTTGTGCAAAATGATATGGGAACAAATACTTTATAGACAGAAGCAACTTGTCGAGGAGCAAACCAATTCCACCAAGTCGAGCCTCCATGTGAAAGAAAAGAACTGAACCTGACGCTAAGTTAGGCATCAGGTTCAAGCTGTTGCTTCGGCATAATTTTTTTCTTCGCTGCGTTTTACTGCATAGAGGCAGCGATCTCCGAAGACAAAATTGTCAAGTCACGTAGCACTTTAAACTAATTTGACCATGCATGCACTATTCAGTCCCAGCAGCGGAGCAACGCTATTTCGCCGAAAGAGATATTTTCTGCGAGGCGGCGTATTCAATTTAACCGGTTACAATTATTAGAATCTTAAAAGTCTTTGAATCTACATCGTTGCTGAAAGTAGCTATTGTAACTCCCTCTTTCCACGGCTTAATTGTCATTTGGGTTGAAGTAGTCCAAGAGTTTTTGTCGAAGGAAATGTAAGCTGCGCTTCCGGAGTAGTCAACAGAAACATTACCACCTTGCGCCCAGTTAGCGGTAAGCGTGAACTTCCGATTCGACTCATTCTTCCCCAATACGATGATGCTTTCACTGGATTTGAAATTATTTGAAGCATATCCAATGTTTGCATTACGAAGCCCTTTAGAAATTATATCAAAATATCCAGCGTTTTCTGCAAGCGAAGCAATTTCCTCTTTCTGAGAAGTAATGGCTTGTTCTTGTGTTGAAACAGTAGAATTTAGCGAAGAGACTTTCTCCTCAAGAATTTTAATTTCAGATGACTGAGTTGCCAATGTTTCAACTGCTTTTTCGCTGTGGATGTATTGCATTATGTTCATACAAATAGATAAGGTCAGTAAAGCAAACGTCGCAATGTAGGGAATCACTAACTTAGCACGGAAATACTGCTTTCCACAGCCTGTACACCGCTTTGTCGCATTATCAATAATTGATCCACAATTTTTGCAGTGTATCTGCTTCCTCCTGTTTTCGGTAGGATTCCTCTGCAGAGTAGACATTGATGCAACAACATCATTTCCTTTGCCGAGGGCATCATCAGCATGACTTTGTCCCGCCGCAGTTTTTGACTCTATATTCATGACAATATCCGGTAACCTATCAGGGAGTACAGATTTCCCAATGTGCGATGTCTCCGCATCTGGTATATCGGCAGATTGTAAAACACCAAGTTTTACTCCGCAATACTGGCAAAATTCACTATCATCAGGCAGATAATTCCCACAGTGAGGACATTTCATGTCTATCGCTCCTTTGTTATTGCTGTACCACATCTGCTGCAAAATTCACTGCCATCAATCAGTTCAAATCCGCATTTTCGGCAGAATCTGATTCGAGGCATTTCCTCCGATACCGGATGTTCTGCGGCAGCTATCATAGAATCTTTTGAGATTGTCGTGTTGGCAACTTCGGCAACTTCAGTTGATACATCATTCTTATAATTTTTGTTCTGCGTTTCCTCCAGAACACCTCTGATTTTCAGAGTTTTAATGCCAGACATGGAGAATACCCATGTCCACAAAAGATAAGGGGCTCCAGAGGAGGAGTTTCCATTCACAGCAACAAACAAAACCATTACCAGAAAGTTCACACAGTAGCAAAACAGATTGTACTTTTTCTTTGTGATGGTTTTCTTGCGCATCCTTGCAAAAACAAGAGGAAATGCGCCATATGCCACCAGCGTAATTAGAAGTGAAACTAAGATAATTGGGATGTATGCTGCTGGCCCTTGGTTGAATAATTCGTAGGTCATAATTCTGTTCCTCACTCATTAATCATTCCCTATTATGTAGGGATCTTGTTCTACATGAATCAAAGAATTAACAGTTTTGTCGTTGCTGGCAGTAGTAAGCACAACCAGAATATTGGTAGTGAAGCACGAAAACCAACAGGGATCAGAAACGAACAATGGAAACTATTCAGTTGAACCGATAGCATTCTCCCACTGGAATACATCTGCAGCTGTTTGGTGTAGGTAATCGCTTCTTCGTTGCTAATATTTCGTATTCTCGTGAAGTGCTCATTCCTTAATTACTTTTGCCCCACATTTATAGCAGAAGTCGCTTCCAGCAGGCAATCTGGTTCCGCATGTATGGCAGAATAACGCCCCCTCGGTTGCTTGATTCGATGCCGGAGACTTCACGGGTACAGATTCCGCCGTGGTCAAAGATGATGTCGGAGCCTGAATAGGCGCAGAGTTTTCGACTGTTTTCTTTTTCTTTGCAACTCAAATGACTACAGCCACTGCAACGAATACGACAACAACAATTGGAATAATTGGAAATGCGCCCGATTCACCTGTGGTGGTAGGGTAGACTGCACTGCTGACCAATTCTTCATACTCTGAATACTGTGCGGAAGATGGATCACCTGTAAAATAGAAAGTATACATGATTCCGTTTTCAATACGCGTCATTGTCGTTGTGGAAAGGGTAACACTGATGCCATAAACATCGCTCTTCTTGTCTGTGGTGGCTTTATAGTAGTCATGTCCACCGAGAGTGATCAACTCAACCTGACTGACCGAAATTCCATTAATTTCGGCAATATCCTCCTTACTGAAAATGGAATTATCAATATCTGCTCGGGTATATCCTTTACGATCCTCGGCACTTGCAGCAGCCCATACATCGACACTACCATACATGATGGAACAGCCACTTTCCTGCATGGACGAAAAAATCACATCCAGTGTTTCGCGTTCTTTTGACAGGTTTCCTTGCTTCCAATTTGCAGGTACTGTAAATGCTGTGCCATTTTCGGGATCGGTATATGTAAAGGGGGGCGTTTCTTTTTTGGTCTCCTTCTGCGGGCTTATATCAAATACAACGCTGTCAACAATCTGCCTGATTAAAGCCTCATTTTTGCTTGTCAGCGAACCGGAATAAGAGTGGATTGTAAAGTTAATCGCTTTCCCATCGTAAACGGTATAATACTGAAGACCATATGCGGTTCCGTTCCCGCTGGGCTGCTTAATGTATATTTTTATGAATTTGGCCTGTGGATGCTCGTATATTTCAGATTTGATATAGTCCATCTCAGATCCTTCATAACCATCGGCAAGCGTAGATGCAAACACAGACAGCTCAGTATTGCTGAGGTAGTAGAAGTCGTTCAGCGGGCTTTCGATCATCGTGACAACAACCTCGAAAGCAACATTGGGGTCCAGAGCATTTAAGTAGATATTCCCATCTTTCATCATCGAATCCATCTGATCTTTTGTTAGCTCAAATTCTTTCAGGTTGGGGTCGTCGTGCTTGATGTTCCTTGTAAACACAATCAAATCTGATGGGATGTCCACACTCAGCTTAAGATCGTCCAGTCGATATGCATTTTCTGCAGCACAAACTGTAAGGCACGGACACAAAAGCAATACCGCAATGAGTAATGTTACAGCTTTTCTCATAATTCTTCCTCCATCAAAAACGCTGCCTGTAGCATTTTCATTATAAATTAGATTATCCGTACATTCAACCCCCCATGACATTTCTTTTTCGTAATTTTGATTTGCAATAATTATGCAGCCAGCACATCGTGCTGATCTTGGGGATTGGGGATAACCCCAACAAGCAAAAGCCGTCTGGGTAGCACCCAGACACTGCTTGCGACTACCAGTGATTTCGTTGCTGCGATCTCCGATATTCCATACATTTGTTATGACTTTGTCCGGCAGCGAATCACGCTGCCAGACATTTTCTGCGGCGTGATTGCAAAATTATGGACACATAGGGTGGAATATGCTATATTTATTTCACCAAGCAATGTCGTCGTTAAAAAGAACTGACCCGTGATTTGTAAAAGTGCAGAAGCTATAATATAGGGGGGACTTCCCATGGAAGATAATCGCAACCAAGTTGAAAATACGCTCTCTGACCAGGCGAAGGTGATCTCTCTGTTTCAGTTCATTCAGGAACTGAATAAGCTGAAGCAGAAGGCAATTCTGAATGTTAAAGACTATCCTTGGTCATTTTCTCTTTCTGATCTTCCGAATGACCCTGAGAATATTGGTCTGCACTATCAGGACAGGGTTTCTGATGATTTGGATTCCGAAAAAGCGGAAGATGGGGATTTGATTCTTTCGGTGCATAAACCGGAGTTTCAAAAGTGTCCGGAACCGGAGCTGTCCTTTGAACTATGGCTGGAACCCGGATGGAATGATTTCCGGCAGGAAGCCTCTGTTGTTGCATCCATGCCTGGAAAGGAAACAGATGAGGAAACCGGAGAACCAATACCGGTATTGTTCTCTGACGATGCAAACAGGGAAATGCAGTATCAACAATGGCTGGAAAAAGAAAAGTATGGGTAGAACGGCAGATTCTGACAGCACGGACACGAGAGTTGTTTACGGATCTGTACCGCTTATACTTTGAATTGAAGCGGGAATCGGAAACAGAAGAAATGATTGCAGCCAATGGCTTCCTGCGAGATCGGAACAATGCCGAAATCTGCCATCCTGTCTTAACACACCGTGTCTGTATTGATTATGATCCGGATGCGAATACGGTTTTTGTCCGCGATACAGAAATCCCTTCCGACCTTTACTCTGTTGTTTTCCAGATTATGGAGGACATCAACCTCGGAGAAGTGAATGTTCTGAGTGAAGATTTGAAAAAGAACGATTACCACCCGCTGGATCGGAATGAGACGCCCGGCTTTCTCAAGGTGTTGGTGCATCAGCTTTCATCGGACAGCGCATATTCAGAGAACGGCATTCCCGCAAACTGGGAGCGCAGCAGCCGGCTGCTTCTCTACCTGAATACCTGCTTCATCGTCCGGAAGCGTTTGGACGGCACTCTGAAAGCCATCGAGCAGATCATTGAAAACGTACAGCAGACCGGAGAAGTACCCGGCCCAATCCGGGATATTGTCAGCGGCGGGATACAGGAACTGCCGGAGGACACAGGAGAAGAATCCATTGACGAACAGCTTGCAGCCGTTGGCGGCGAGAGTATCGATATTCTGCTGTCGAAGCAGGCGAATAAAGAACAGCTGAACATTGCCCGCCGTATTGAGCAGTACAATGCAGTGCTGGTTCAAGGGCCTCCCGGCACAGGCAAAACCCATACGATTGCAAATCTCTTGGGACATTTTCTGGCGCAGGGAAAAAGTGTTTTGGTCACCGGCTATACAACCAAAGCCCTCTGCGTCCTGAAAGACAAAGTCAACCCCGGCTTGCGGAATTTGTGCGTATCCATGCTGGATGATTCCAATGTGGATATGGAAAGGTCTGTCAACGGTATTACAGACTATATGTCCCGGACAGCCTCCTATGAAATCAAGCGGGAAATGGTAACGCTTGCCGAAGAACGCAAAGCCATCATCGCTCAGTTGGCAGATACCCGGCGCAAGCTATACACGCTGATTCAGCAGGAGTGTAATTGCATTGTATACAACGGCGAGGAACTTTCCCCTTCTGCTGCTGCCCGGTTTGTTTTGGAGCATGAGGAAGACCTTTCTTACATCCCCGGACGCGTGCGTATTCATTCCCCACTGCCACTGACCTTTGAACAGTTGGCAGATCTTTACCGAAGCAATGAAGGCCTGACAGAAGCGGATGAGCAGGAATTGGCGTGCAGTATTCCATCCCCGAAGGATATTCTGTCGCCATCGGATTTTGAACACAAAGTCAAACAATTCGTTGCCGCACAAAAAGAGCTGGAGAGTATTGCAAAGAAAAATAACTGGACGATCGTGCACTCCGGGGACTCTGCAATGGATGTTTCCGGGGGCTTTGGGACGGTTACGCTCTCACAACCACCCATCAACGAAGTCCGGGAATTGAAAGACCATATCGCGTCCATCGGAAAAGTTGAAAGGTGGATGCAGCAGGCAGCGGTTGACGGGAAGAACAGTGGGGCCTACCGGCAGCGCTGGCTTACCTTGATTGCGCAGATTCAGGAAGTGTGCAAGTATCATGAATCCGTGCTGACGGAACAATTTGGACTGGATATTGAGATTGTCAATCCTGAGAATCTATTTGCGCAAAAGCCGATTCTGGAGACAGTCAAAGCCATTCTCGCAGAAAAAGGCAAGATCAGCAAACTCACGCTGATGCTGCATAAGGAGTATAGTGCTGCACTGGAAAGCGCGAAAATCAATGGACATGATTTGCAAACAGCTGAGGAGTGCGACATCATCCTGCACCAGATTGAACTGATGCAGCTGCGAAATAAGTGCGCCAAATACTGGGATGCGCTGATGTGCGGAGCAGGCGTACCTGCTTTCTTTGAACTGGCTTGTGAAAATCCAGAAACGGTTGCCGACAACTGGATTCCGTTCATTCACCGATTCCTGGATTGGTATCAATCGGATTTTGAACTGTTGCTGGACAAAATGAACAGGATCGGCATTTCCGGGGATATCCTGTTCACTGTGAGCCCTTTGGATTCCGATCTCATTGCGGCGGAAAAACAGTTTCGCACCATTGGGAATGAACTTGCTCAGCTTTGTGATATGTGTGAAGCTGTGATCCATCTTGACGATTGCCAGAGCGTTTTTGACCAGACAAAAGCGGTACTTCTGTCCGGTAAGCGTGGGAGCAGCCGCCTTTGCAGAAATCTCCGGGAGCCTGTGGATTTGCTGGATTGGAATGCATACGCAGATGGCTATGCCGCGCTGGAAAGGGTATTTGACAAATATACGCTCCAAAGCAGCCGCGAAGATATGCTGAAGCAGCTGGAACCTGTTGCTCCGGACTGGGCAAATGCCATTCGTCACCGCACCGGTATTCACACGGAGTGTACACTTCCGGATTCCATTGAAGATGCGTGGAAGTGGAAGCAGCTTCAGGGAATCATTGAAGAAATTACATCCATGCCCTTCCGGGATTTGCAGGTAAAAAGCCTTATGCTGAGCGCTAGATATCGGGAAACTACTGCGCTCTACGCAGAAAAGTGTGCATGGTATCATTTGCTGCGGCGAACAGAAGCAAATATCGATATGAACCAAGCGCTTCAGGGCTGGAAGCTGACGGTGAAGCGCATCGGCAAGGGAACAGGCAAAACCGCGCCGAAACTCAAAGCGGAAGCAAGAAAACTGATGAGCAAATGCCAGACGGCAGTCCCGGCATGGATCATGCCCGTCAATAAGGCTTTGGAGAGCCTGAATCCAAAGGTAAACCGGTTTGATATCGTTATTATCGACGAGGCCAGTCAGTCGGACATTTCCTCTCTCGCCATTTTGTATATGAGACGGAAACTGATTATCGTCGGTGATGACAAACAGGTCAGCCCCATGGCAGTTGGTGTGGATGTGGCCAAAATGGATTCTCTGGAGCAGATGTACCTCCGGGGAAAAATCCCGAATGCACAGCTGTACAATGCAAAGACCTCCATTTACGATATCGCAGCAACCACCTTTAAGCCGCTTATGCTCCATGAGCACTTCCGCTGCGTCCCCGAAATCATCGGATTCAGCAATATGTTGTCCTATGATTATCAGATCAAACCCCTCAGAGAGGCAAGCAGCAGTAATCTATTGCCTGCCGTTGTAAATTACCGGGTGGACGCAGGACAGCGGGATGGAAAAAACAAAAGCAATCTACCCGAAGCCAAAGCGATTGTTGCTTTGATGCGAGCCTGTATGGAGCAGCCGGAATATGTAGGCAAAACATTTGGCGTCATCTCGCTGCTGGGTGACGAGCAGTATCAGCTGATTCAGAAGGAAATGGATGCCTCCATCTCCCCAAAAGAAATCATGCACCGCAATATTCTGTGCGGCAATTCCGCAAATTTCCAGGGTGATGAGCGGGATGTCATTTTCCTAAGCCTGGTTGACAGTAAAGACATTGACAATCCGGGGCCGCTCCATCTTCAGAATTATGGCGTGGATGATTCCACCCGGAAACGCTACAATGTTGCTGTGAGCCGTGCCAGAGATCAGCTTTGGGTCGTTCACTCTTTGGATGTAGCCAATGATCTGAAGCCGGGTGATATTCGGAAAAAGCTGCTGGACTTTGCTGCAAATCCCAATGCGTTGGAAATTTCCCATGAGAAAATTTCAGCTGCTTCTGAGTCGCCCTTTGAAAAAGCGGTTGCCACTGCCCTGTCTGATCGGGGATATCACCTTGTCCAGCAATGGGAAGTCGGTGCATACCGACTGGATATGGTTGCTGTGTGCGGCAGAAAAACGGTGGCCATTGAATGCGACGGCGAGCGGTGGCACAGCGGAGATGCAAAGATTCGCGAAGATATGGAGCGTCAGACGATTCTGGAGCGCCTGGGTTGGCGATTTATCCGTATTCGGGGAAGCGAATATTATCGTGCGCCCGAACAGACAATCGAACGGGTTATTCAGGAGCTGGCGCAATACGGAATTGAACCGGAAGCTGCAGAAACCGTGGCGTCAGATGACCGGAATACAGAATTGCTGTTGCGTATTAAGAATCGGGCGGCAGCGATACTGGCCAGCGAAAGTGTGGGTGAGGGAGATAATGCAGCGGCGATTGAGGCTGCATTGAATCCGAGACTGCTGGAGGAACTCCGGCAGGACAGCGAACAGAAAGCCCTATCGCCTAAAAAAAGCGTTGTTTCGGAGCCTTGCATTCCTGCCCGGCAGAAACAGCCTTCTGAAAATCAGGTAAGAAAACCAGAGAAACCCGCATGTAAAAGGACAAAGGGAAAGGAAACGCTGAGCACTTCTCACAAGCAGCCTGCTATCCTACGAGAACCAATCCTTGTCCCAGGTATCTCCGGGCCGGAAATGGTATCAAAAGCAGATAAGCAGCAAGTGATCCCCGGGATGGAAGATGTTCTTCCGGAGGATGACGACATTATTAATCTGCTCAAGAGGAACGGTGTTCGTTTTGTAGACAAGAGGGGGAATAACGGTTCTCTGTGGCTGATAGGCGGCAGCGAATTGAAACCAATTGTCAACAAAGCCAAGAAACTGGGTATCTATTTCCATTTTAAGGAGAATGGTGGAAGAGCCACCAAAGGAGCACCTGGTTGGTGGGGGAGGTAACCACACACAAAGAATAGTTAGGAGCTGGGGTTTATGACACATCGATTGTCTGATAGCACAATCAAAGAAATAAATGAGTTTTTTGTAGAGCAAAACTACACGAAAAACCACCATCACTATGGATGTTCGGAAAGCAAATGAAATGATGCTCCGGTCATGTGGCTTCGTCTATATCGCAGACAGAGGTTCTGTCATACATGCCAATTCGTTATGTGGAACGAGGTATAACAGTTTGGTGCCAATTGATATAGCGTTGAAATATGGCTATACTCGCCCACGTAAAACCTGCGCGTGCCGTACGTATGTTGAGAGTTTGCTTAGAGAAAGAGGAAAAGTATAAAGTACTTCCACAACCGCTATTTGCATATTTCATTTCGGTGTTGCAAGTTTCCTAAGGCAAACCTGGATCTATGGCAATATAAGTTAAGGGTGGAAGATGCAGCTTTATTCAGCTTGCGTGCACTTTGTGCAGGAACTGACCGTTTCAAGGGTGTCGTGTTTCGCGACACCCTTGCCTTTTGAGGTTAACGATTATTATCCATTTTCAACTGTTCTCTCTGGCCTGGCTGCGTAATGCAATCAAGGCACTTATTTTCAAAGACTGAATTTGGACTTGACAAACGCAGAAACCCCGTATATAATAGCAAACAAATGTTTTTATACTTGAAACAGAAAGAACATCGCAAAAATAAACAGCACAGAAGGAGGATCGGCAATGAAACCCGAACTGACCTATATCCAATGCGGAGACTACTGGATTCCCAATCTCAAACTGGAAAGCACCGAAGAGCGTCCCCTGAACAAGTACGGGCGCATGCGCCGGACCTTCCTGCGGGAGCACAAACCTATCCAATACAGCCTCCTGGCGATGCAGCAGAAGCTGTTCCCCCATCTGTGGGAGGTTCAGGAAGCCGCGGAGTGCCGATTGGAGCAGATTATGGACGGATTGCTGGCGCAGAATCCAGGCCCCGACAAAGCAGCTGACCAGCTCGGCTGGGTACAGCATCGGAACTGTCTGAAAGAACAGGCGGAGGAAATCATCTTTTCGGAGCTGATTTTTGCCTGAGCGGAACAGCAAAGGGTGTCGCGAAACGCGACACCCTCCCGGTAGGAGGTGGCATGAAGTGGCTGTGATCCGCGCGCCGAAGGACAAGAATTTCACGGTTATGAGCACCCACCATCTCCGAGACAGACGGCTGTCCCTGAAAGCCATCGGTATGTTTTCCATCATCCTCAGCCTTCCGCCGGAGTGGGATTTCTCCATCGCTGGGCTGGCTGCCATCACCAGGGATGGGATTACCACCGTCCGAGCGGCGCTGAACGAGCTGGAAGCCAACGGCTATCTGACCCGGAGGCGTGTTCGCGGGGAGGACGGTAAGCTGGAGAATAACGAATATACCTTCTATGAAATCCCTCGTGCGGGAAAGCCTGTGCAGGAAAAACCTGAGAAGGAGTTGCCTGCGGAGGATCTGCCTGCATAAGAAAAGCTTATGTAGGGAAAATGCACGAAATATAGTATAGAAAGAAATCAATATAGATTGAAACAATAACAGATATACAAAAGAAAGAGGGATTCTCACCACCTCACCAATAGAATATCAGAATGCTTTACGAGTTGTTTTGATGTCTCTGGACAGTATGCAGCTGCCTGTTACTGCTGCCGTACATATGACAAAGAAGCAAGCCCACCACGGGCTGCTGCCTGCGTCAGAACTACGGAAAGGGAAAATATGGCACAGAAACAGAAACTCCAAAACAGTGGCATGCAGATCCCGGACGATGCGATTTTGCGAATTGCTCAGGCCATGCTGCCGCTGATGCAGCAGTATTTTGAAAGCGAAGAAGGCAGATTGCAGCGAAACGGGCAGACAGAAGCACTCGAGCAGAAAGAGGCGGCACCGGCATTACAACCGGCACCGCCTCTCATTTTTGCGCATTATTTTTGTGTCGACATAAAAATAATAAATCCGAACCCTTCCCTGATCAGGAAAAAGTTCGGATTTATTAACAATGGTGACCCGTACGGGAATCGAACCCGCGATTAAAACGGCAAAAAGCGTTGGTATACAACGATTTTTCAAAATCTGTGTCAAATGGCGTGTCAAATTTGTGCTTTTTTATCCGCATTTGACACAAAGAAGTTCCGGAAATCCTGCGCCCGTTTTGCAATGTCTTTCTGTGCCAGATGTGTATATATTTTGTGCATCGTCCCGTCATCTGCCCACCCGCCAATTTCCATTGCTATCTTTTCCGGTATCTGGAGGTGATAAGCCAGAGACGCGAAGCTGTGCCGCAATCCGTGGTTCCCGACTTTCGGCAGGCCGTTGGCGGAACAAATCTCGTTTATCCTTGTGCATATCCACCCGCCGGTCAGGTTGACGATATAGCCTTCCTTGCTATCAACTGCCTTTAGTGCTTCCATCAGCGGCTCAATAATCGGCACCGTGCGCCGGGAGGAATCGTTTTTATTCTGCTTCTTGTGAACCAGCTTGCCGCCGTCTCCGGCAACTCTTGCCCCGTGGACATATATTATTTCGTTCTTGAAATCGACCTTGTCCCACGTCAGCGCCAGCATCTCAGACCTGCGCAAACTGGATAATTCCAGCAGGGCGGCAATTTCTATCGATTCCCCTTTTATGGCTTGCAGGAACACCGGTATCTGATCCGGGTCAAGGTACGGCTTTTCGTTGTGTTCCTTTTCCGGCAGGGTCACCCGCGGCCTGCGTCCGGTTTCCTCGAATATCGCTGCGGAAATCAGCATCCACACATTTTTAATATATTTCGGGGACAGTGATCTTGCTTCCCTGCGGATGGCGGCTTGCCACTGTTCGTCCGTGGTGGTGTACACGTCAGCCGCCATCATGCTTTGGAAGCGCTGCTTGCGGTAGGATTCATACGCATAAATCGTTGACGGCGACTTGAACCCCTTCCGGGTCGAAATGTATTTGTCGAGAGCGTCCCCCAGCGGCACCCCGTGCTTCATGGGGGCGGCTTTCGCTTCAATGACCCCGTGCTTCATGGCGAGGTATTCCGCCGCGCATTCGTCGTATGTGGGCTTCGTGATGGAAACCGTGCGGCCGTCGATGTAAATGCGCGTTCTCCACGCCCCGGAGGGGAGCTGTTTAATTTTTGGGAGCCTGATTTCCGGCTCCTTCTTTCTTTTTGCCATTTCGTTCGCCTCCACTTAAGAGCTTGTGGAAAATCAAAAATGCCGTGAGCATAAAAACAGCGGCGATTCCTGCCGCTCCGAATAAAATTACCGCAGAAATTTTTTCGGAGCGAATCAGCCCCATTTCCGTGTTCCGGGCATCCAGCACCATATAGATTATGAGTACCGCCGCCAGCAGAATGTTTAACGCGCACTGCCCGTAAATCAAGGGCTTATCTTCCCTTTGCGCGGATGCAAGCGCATTGTCTTTTTCTGAAAGGGCGTCGCTTTGCTTGCGGATTCTGGTATCCCGGGCAGATATTCCCGCCTCCTGTATCCGGCTCCGATCAAGAAGGCGGGATATTGCGGCGTCCTTTTCTTGCAACATTTCGTCTTTGTGATCGAGTTCAAGCTGCAAAAAATCCACGGTAACGGAATCGTCGCTTTTCTGCGGGGAAAGCCCGATAAGCTCGTCTGCGGATAATTCCAGGCTTGCGCATAGAGCGCACACATCCATGAAGCCCGGGTTCATCAGCGTACCGGCAAAGAAACGGTTTAGGGTCGTTCTCGGTATCCCGGTCTCGTCGGCCAGCTGCTGAACGGTTTTGCCTTGCTGTTGCTTGGCGGCCTTGATTTTTTCCACCAACGTCAAGCTTTGCTCATGCAGCGCCAAAATACGTTCCTCCGTTGGCAAAATAACTCGCTCCTTTCATTTTGGCACGCAAAATCTACGCCGTGTAAACGGATTGTCCGATTTGCGCGTTTACATTTGCAGTGGTAGGGACTATGGTAAAGGTGCAACCGGCAAGGGACACACGGCGTTACCGGCGGCAAGCCCCGCCACCTTGTGGCACGGGTGGCGGGGCATCTATCCCACCCAAAAAATAAACCCTTGAGGTCGGAACATCCCGAAAGGTGGGAGTCCTAACCCAAGGGTTGAAGAAGGCCGTGCGATGACGATACCCATCACACACTAATTGAGCTTTCTTTTGATTATGCTGCTCGCGCTCTACGAGCAAATCATTGCAGGCCTAGACCACCCTTATTATAAATGAGAATATTTAGAATGTCAATGTTTTCTTCACATTCGGATGATGACATGCCAAGGCACTTTAATTATGGAAGTTTTGTAATAAACAGTTTGTTGCGATCATTGTCAAATCGGTTTGTTCGTTCTCCCGATACAGCGTCGTGGAAGACCCGGTTTGCGATGATATCGGCAGCGCGAACAAGGCGGACACTCGCAGAATTACAGAACTTTAATTCGACCCTATGGATGCCCGGGAAAAGTGGCGGAAAGAAAGTCGTGAAATTACGTGAGTACATTCCACGCTTAAATTCCTCTTCAAGAGATTCCCGCAACTCGTATAGTCCATTTGTGGATGTCGTGTGTTCATCTGCATAGAAATACATGTTTTCAACTTCATCCGGGATAATTACAGAACGGCGGATTAGCTCTTCCAACAGCTTCTTTACACCAATCTTAAAAACATAATCCAGATATCGCTGTTTTGATTTTTTGTCTGCCATAATACGGTCAAGAACTCTTGTTTGCTCAACAATTACACCAAATTTGTAGTAACTGTTAAGAGAACGAAATAGTTTCCGCTTCTCGCCCGCACTGATTATCGCGGCTTTTAGTTCTACATCCTGCGTGTAGTTCTTGGAATTGCGCAAAGCCTTTTCGGCTGCGCTGTATTTTCTGGCCGCAACATCACGCTCGTCCTTCGACAGAAATACCAGCCCGCCGAACACGAATATGTCATTATGCGCTTTATCCAAAACGCCGGATTCGTCCGAGTATACAAAAATGTTCAAAATTCGACACCCCGTGCAAAAAAAGCCGCCCGAAGGCGGCTCCCCGTGGCCGACGACATTACATGTCGCTTAAACGCTAATTCGGTTACACGGGTATACAGTGCATTTCTGCCTGCACTTACAGTATACCTTCTCGCCTCCATTTTGTCAATGGACTTTGAAAAAATTTTCGAAAAACTCATTTTCGCCCGATTTATTGGACACATGACGTGCTATTATGCGTTACGTAATCAAACAAACGTTTATAAATATATAGCGGGGGGACAAAACATGAAGGAAAGAGAAGAATTGAAACGGCTTATATCGGAAATGAACGACGCACAATTTGAATGGTTCATTTCTCAAATGCGGCGTGTGCTATCTGAAGAAGCCGCCGCACCTGATCGTCAGAAATCGAATCGACTAGATCATGCATAGCTTTCCTATCTTCGGACAGCTCCCCTCTGGGGGGCTGTTCTTTTTTGTCGGCGCTGTCCCAACCCATAAGGAATGATGTCGTTACGCCGATTGCGCTTGCAATTTTTTCGAGTCGATCAATTGGAATCTTCTCCGTCTGCCCGGTAGCATACCGCTGTAAAGCAGACTTTGGAATACCTGTTTTATCCGATAAATCACCATAGGAAATATCCTTGCAAGTTATCGTTTCTAGGATTCTCTTTGAAATATCGCTCATAATGGCACCTCCCTTCTGCGTATAGAATAACACGGTTATCCCAAAATTGCAATACCGGAGCAAAAAATTTTTTAAAATTGTCCCAATTTTGGGGTTGACAAATGAGAAGAAGCGTGATAGTATAAAGACGTCCCAAAAATGAGACGGAAGGAGGGCAAAGCATGTCGACGAACAAGTTAAAAGGGAAGATTGTAGAAGCGGGATTTACTCAGCGGTCTCTGGCTCTGGAAATCGGTATGTCCAAAAACACATTGAATTCCAAGGTGAACGGGAAGATTCCGTTTAACACTATCGAGATAGAGGCTATATGCGAGAAGCTGGGCATCACCGACCCGGCAGAAAAGGCACTTATTTTTTTACACTAATCGTCCCAAAAATGGGACAAGCCTGGGAGGGGGTGAGAGAATGACAATGGAAGAAGTGATTGCAAAAGTTGAGCAGGACAGTCAGCCGGAAAAAGTTTTGATAAGCATTCCGGAAGACAAGCGAAAGAGAATCCCGGACGAAATTTGCAAGATTCTAATGGGAAACGGCCTTTCGCTCCAACAAGCAGAAATGTTGCTGGCCATTGCGAAAAGCCGTCTCCGAAAGGCGATTATTTAATTTTCGCTGGCTCCAAACAAATCGTGCATCATACCATAGCTTTTTACTCGCACGGTAAACAAAGATCCGTTTGGGGCTGTTCCGGTATCCGTTTCAATACATTCCGGAACGTTTCCCAGCGCAATGACCCCGGCTTTCAGCTGCTCATAGACGTCAACCGGAAACGCCTGCCCGCAATTCGGGCATTCCATTGATGGCCGGTTTTTGAAAGCCTCTGGACGCAACTCGAAAGAACACTTGCATTTCTCGCACGATATCAAAACTTTGAAATCCATAAACGTGCCTCCTTATTTGTACTCGGCCATCCGACCGGTATGAACATTATAAGCGGGTGCGCCGGATAAATCAACAGGAGGTGAGCAGCAACGGCGTACATTTTAATCAGCTTTTTCGCGTTCTTGCTTGTCGCCCGGTGCGGCATGATCGTCGGGGAGCTGGTATTCAGCATGGAAGAACCAAAAGAAAAAATCAGTAAAGGAGGAAATGAAAATGCCTGATGAAATCAAACGGTGCGCTGAGAGCGCGGCAAAGGCTCTGAACAGCATCCCGGTGGACAAGCGGGAAATTGCCGCAAGGCTGGCCGAAACCTACGCCGCCGGTCTGGCCGTGGGTATGGAGCTGGCCGAGGCCGACAAGCCCAAGGACAAGGAGGGAGCTTAAATGCCTAGAATCCGGCAGTATGCCGAGCGCTACGCAGTGGAAGATCTCTGGAAGGAAATCGACCGCTGCTGTCCCCTGGCGGGGATTCAGAGCAACAACGCTGTAGCGCTGGAAGAAAAAACCGGGGTAGACCATCAGACCCTTCGGAACTATCGGAAGGGCAAAACCGAAATGCGGGTAAGCGTCCTGAAAAAGCTGGTGACCACCCTCCACCCCAACCCGGCGGTGATCCTGAAAACCCTGGGGTACTCCGAGAAGGAGATCCGGGCGTTTGCGAGGGAATGGCAGTGATTTGAAATCTACGGCAGAATGCCGAAATTGAAAGGAGTTATTTATGGCGTACAAAGTTGGGGATAAGGTGCGGATTGTGAGTGAGCGGCCTGATTCCAAAAATTATGTTGACGGAATGGTACGATTTCTCGGAAAAGAAATCACAATTAGCAAGGTGTGTAAAGAATTCGGCACCGCCTACTACTACAGTGATGATGCAAAGCCGAAGGACCCGATTCAGGAGTGTTTCTGCAAGTGGCTTGGCGTTCCTGGCTACTTTTTCAGGGATGAATGGATTTCCGGCCTTGTGGAGCCTGCGCGGGAACCCTGCACCGTGGAACTCCGCTTTGACGGGATGATTACCACGGCCACGCTGAAACGTGGCGGGCGGGACGTGAAGACCGCAGAAGCCCGGTGCAATCCGAAGGATACCTACAGCAGAGCGGAGGGCGCAAGGGTCGCCGTTGATCGGCTGTTTGAGAAGAAGCGCAAGGAGGACAAGCCGAAGATCGGGGACAAGTTCGTTGTCACGGTAAAGGGCGGTAAGGTTGACCACGGTTTCGGCATCGGTGACATTGTTACGCTGGTACGTATCCAGCAGGACGGATGTTTCGGCTTGGTTGACAAGAGCGGCTTCATACAAGTACTTCATCCGAGTGAGGTTCGCCCCTACAAGGAGAAATCCAAATGATGCCAAGATGAAGGGAGATTGAAAGTGATGAAAAAGCGGCTTGCAAAGAAGCGCGCAAAGGCATTTCTGGAAGGCCGGATGGCGTACCCAAAAATTGGGGATACGTTCCTCTATAGCACCGATGGTGACTACTGCGTAAAGGTGGTTGCCGTGATGCCGGAACCTGTTCGGCGGGAGGTTTACGCCTACGCCCGCCGGGCTGGGTGGGATGGCAACCACTGGGACGCGCCGGATGTGCTGAGCACTTTGTATCCGGATGAGGTGGCAAAATGATGCCGAACGAGGTTGCCCAGCTTCGCACCATGGCGGAGATGAACCGCCGCTTGCGCCGGGAAAATGAGCATCTGCGGGAATCCCTTTTGATGGAATCGAAGGGAAGCAAGGCGTTTGACGATGAGAACGCGGAGCTTTTCGACGTAGTCCATAAAAACCACGACAGGAGGTGAGGATATGGCAAGCAGGAACAAGCCCGTGGATGCCCGGTGGGAGCCGGTGCCGGAGAACCGGAAGCCGTTCAGTATCAGGGAATGTGTTTTCCGGGTTTGCCCCTATGCGGGGCTGAATCTGGTGCTTTTCTGGTGGCAGCCGGCCGGTTTGCTGGCAGACAAGGCGGCAGTTCCCGCAATGTGGGTGTGCGCTATCCTGATGGGTGCCGGTATCGGGCGTTGCATCAGAGGGCGATAAAAAGCCGCCCCCGATGTTACAGCACCGGGGACGGCAAGCGATATAAAAATCTCTTCCATTTACACAGTATATCAAATAAAGAAATGAAAGTCAATGGACGTTTTTGATAGCATAGAGCCGTGGCGACAGGCTGAACAGTTGGCGGCGGATGCCGACTTTCGGGAAGCGGCACTCCCGAAGTGTGCTAGGTGCGGATATCCCATCACAGACAGCAAACTGGTATATATCCCGGCGCATGATGAGTTCTACTGCCTGGATTGCATCGATTCCATGACGGAGTTCAACGAGGAAGCGGAGGTGGAGGAATGATACGGAAAATTCCAACCGCGACCATGAGCAAAGAGGAATGGACAGCGCTGCGCGCTACCACCATTGGTGGTTCGGATGCCGCCGCCATTCTTGGGCTGAACCCCTACAAGTCACCGTATGCCCTTTGGGCGGAGAAAACCGGGAAGGTCATCCCGGAGGATATTTCCCAGAAAGAGGCGGTACGCCTTGGCACGGACTTGGAGGAATACGTAGCAAAGCGGTTCACAGAAGCTACAGGGAAAAAGGTGCGCCGGGAGAACTACACCGTATTCCGGGACGATATGCCCTACGCCCACGCCAACTACGACCGGCTGGTCATCGGTGAACGGGCAGGATTAGAGATCAAGACCACGAATGCGCTCCACTTGAGCAAATTCAAGAACGGCGAGTTCCCGGCTACTTACTACGCGCAATGCTGCCATTACCTTCTTGTGTCCGGCCTTGATCGCTGGTATCTGGCGGTTCTGGTTCTGGGCATTGACTTCAAGGTATTCGTCATCGAGCGAGACGAGGCAGAGCTGGAAGCCCTGAAAGCGGCGGAGGAAAACTTCTGGGAGAACGTTCAGAGCGAAACACCCCCGGCCATTGACGGCATGGATTCCACCATTGACGCCCTGAACGCAGAGTTCCCGACCAGCGATCCGGACACCGAAATGGACCTGACCGGTTGCGCCGTTGATTTGGTGATCATGGACGAATGCCGCCAGCAGATCAAGGCGCTGGAAGAAAAGAAAGCCGCCGCTCAGGCGCGTATCATGAAGACCATGGGAACCGCCGAGCGGGGCGGATACGGGAGTTACAGCGTCACATGGAAGACGCAGAAACGCTCCACGTTCGATAGAAAGAAGTGGGAGAAAGACCATGGAGAAATCCCACAGGACTATTTCAAATCTTCGGAAAGCAGAACTTTCCGGTTCAAAAAGGAGAATATTTAATGGCAAACATGATTCAGAACGCCACCGCTTCCACGCAGGCGGTAGCAAAAAGCAAGAAACCCAGCAGCATTCAGGACTACATTGAGGTTATGAAGCCCGCCATTCAGGCGGCACTTCCCAGCGTGATGACCCCGGAGCGGTTCAGCCGCATTACCCTGTCTGCACTGAGCGCCAACCCGAAGCTCAAGGAATGCACCCCTCAGTCTTTCCTTGGCGCTATGATGACCGCCGCACAGTTGGGCTTGGAGCCGAATACCCCTCTTGGGCAGGCTTACCTGATTCCTTTCCGCAACCACGGACGGATGGAGTGCCAGTTCCAGCTTGGCTATAAGGGCTTGATCGACTTGGCGTACCGCTCTGGCGAAGTCTCCATTATCCAGGCGCACACCGTGTACGAAAATGACGATTTCCAATATGAGCTTGGCCTTGACCCCACACTTCGGCACGTCCCTGCCAGAAGTAACCGTGGAAAGCCTATTTTTTACTATGCAATTTTCAAAACAAAAACTGGTGGATATGGCTTCCAGGTGATGAGCATTGAAGATGTAAACACCCATGCCAAGCAGTATTCCAAAAGCTACAGCAACGGCCCGTGGCAGACCAATTTTGACGAAATGGCGAAGAAAACCGTGCTGAAAAAGGTGCTGAAATACGCCCCCTTAAAGTCCGATTTTGCAAGAGGCATCGCTCAGGACAACACTATCAAGACAGAAATTGCCGCCGACATGGCAGAAATCCCCGATGTGACGGACTACATTGATGTGGATGCAGAGACAGGCGAAGTCATCCCACAGGAGGCCGCAAATGCTTAACCAAATCAGCGTGCAGGGAAGAATCGTCCGAGACCCGGAGCTTCGCCGCACTGCTTCCGGAAAGGCTGTGACCAGCTTCACGCTGGCCTGTGACCGGGATTTCAAGAATCAGCAGACCGGCGAGAAGGAAGTTGACTTTATTGAATGTGTCGCATGGGGCGGCACCGCCGAAATGGTGGAGAAGTACTTCCATAAAGGCCAGATGGCCGTAGCGACCGGCAGATTACAGTTGCGGGACTGGACGGACAAGAACGGCCAGAAGCGCCGCACGGCGGAGATTCTTGTAAACAACATCTATTTCTGCGGCAGCAAGGAAAGCGGCACTCAGGCCAGCTCTGGGGCTGACAACGGATACAGCACACCGGCGTATCAGGCTCCCGCCCCTGCGGCGAACTTCGTAGAGTTGGAAGGAGAGGACGAGCGATTGCCGTTCTAGTCCGGAAAAATCAATCTTTCCTCAAAAAGATTAACAGTATAGTTTGTATTTTCCCTTGGCGGTGGGAGGGAAACCGCCAACTCCAAAGGAAGGCGCGAAAACGTGACGATTGAATTTACGATTCCCGGCGTTCCGCAAGGGAAGGAGCGCCCCCGCTTCACCCAGAACGGTGAGACATACACCCCAAAGAAAACGAAGGACTATGAAAAGCTGGTGGCATGGGCATACCAGTGCGAAGCCCACGGGGCAAAGTTCACCGGTGCTATCCGGGTTGACATTGCGGCGATCTACCCCGTTCCCCATTCGTGGAGCAAGCGCAAGCAGGCCGAAGCGATTGACAATCGGGTTCTCCCCATGGTGAAACCCGACTGGGACAACATAGGCAAGATTGTGTGTGATGCCCTGAACGGTATCGCCTACAAGGATGATGCAGCTATCACAGACGCCACAGTCTGCAAGCGGTACGGCACCCGCCCATGCGTGGCGGTTCGCCTCACCGGAGAGGAGGCACCCCGTGACACAGTGTGAGATGGAAGATGAAGTAAGAAGCCAATTCACTTTTTACCGCTCGTTTTTTGAAGCGGTTTTCAAGATAAAAAGTAAGGCCGCAAAGGCAGAAGCCTATGACGCTATTTGCAAATACGCTCTGTTTAACGATGCTCCGGACGTAGACAAAATGTCTGACGCCGCCGCCATTGCCTTTATGCTTATCAAGCCGAATCTGGACGCAAGCAGGCGGAAAGCAAAATCCGGGAAAAAAGGAGGAGACACCAAGCAAATAGCAAGCAAAGTGGAAGCAAATAGCAAGCAAAGCGGAAGCAAAGTGGAAGCAAACGATAAGCAAGAGCAACCCGCAAGCGAGATAGAGAAGGAGAAAGAGAGAGAGAAAGAGAACGAATGTTATCCCCCTAACCCCCTTGCGGGGGGAAGCGAAAAGAAAAAGCGATTCACCCCGCCTACGGTGGAGCAGGTGGCGGAGTATTGCCAGGAAAAGGGATACCACATTGACCCGGAAGCCTTTGTAGCGTTCTATGCGTCGAAAGGCTGGATGGTTGGCAAAAGCCCCATGAAGGATTGGAAGTCCGCCGTTGTCACCTGGACGAAGAGTGAAAGGCAGAGAATAGGCAACGCAAATACCCGCAGCGGCTACACCAGCGGCGTTGACCGTCTGGCGGAGATGTACAGGGAGGAATTTGGGAATGGATAAACAGGAAGCGTACCAGATTCTCACGCTTTTACAGGCAAATTATCCCGATTCTTTTCGGGGAATGTCCAAAGAGGCGGCAAACGTGAAAGTCAATCTTTGGGCGGATATGTTCTCCGAGGAGCCATTTGAGGCCGTTGCCGCTGCTGCAAAAGCGTACATAGCGACGGATACCGGCGGCTTTATGCCCACCATCGGGAAGCTGAAAGATATGCTCCATCGGATGCAGTCGCCCCAGCAGATGACCCAGATGGAGGCATGGGGGCTGGTTGCCGGTGCGCTGAGAAACAGCGTATACGGCGCAGATGACGAGTTCCGGAAACTGCCGCAGGCGGTACAGCGGACGGTGGGAAGCCCCGCCCAGCTCAAGGAATGGGCGCTGATGGACGCAGAAACGGTGCAGTCCGTGGTTGCATCGAATTTCCAGAGATCCTTCCAAGTGTGCCAGAAGCGGGAGGACGATTACCAGAAGCTCCCCGGAGCGGTAAAGAGCTTTATCGCCGAGCTGGCCGGGAAGATGGACTTTGAAAAGCTACCGGAAGGCGGTGGAGTATGAAAAACGAAGTAGACGGTGAAAAGGAACGCCCCGGCCAGTACATCGATTCGGGAAGCCCATTTTGCAGAAACTGCACGCGGGACGATTGCCCCACCAATGGGGACGGCTGCAAGGCGTGGGAAGAATATTTCGTAGCGAATTGGAACGAAAACATCATGAAATCAATTGGAACCAACAAAAAACAACGCCAATTTTTCCGGTACGAACACCCGGATTTGGTGAGAGAGGGGATTGTTTTTGAGCATGAGCAAAGCGAAAATGTACGGCTGTTTCAAGCCAGCGACGCGGAATTGCACCCCGCCCAGGTGGGGGAAAGTCCCTCGGTGGAATAAAGGAAGACAGAAAGGAAATGGGAAATGAGCAACGTTGTAGAACAGCTTACGCCAAACCCCGTAACCCACGAGCATGGAGAAAATGGGTGTTGCAAAAACCCAAGGGCATGGGAAATGGAAATGATGCACCAGGTATGGGCCGCCGGGCTCCATGATGCCGCCAATTGCTTTCAGGATGCGCTTGAAGCAAAGTGGAAGATTGAATCTCAGCAAAAGGCGAAGCCGAAAACAAACAGTGACAGAATCCGAGCTATGACGGACGAGGAATTAGCAAAAATCCTTAACGGCGGATTCCCTCAGGGAGGAGGATGCCCTCCGGGAGGAGCAAAGTGCAACGGGCGCTGCGGGCTCTGCTGGCTCGACTGGCTCCGCTCTCCGGTGGAGGCGACGGAATGAAAGTTCTGATAGCCTGCGAGGAATCGCAAACCGTGTGCAAGGCGTTCCGGGCGCGGGGGCATGAGGCATATTCCTGCGATATCCAGGAGCCGTCCGGCGGGAAACCTGAATGGCACATTTTGAAATCAAACGCCCGCCCCAGAGTTGGTGCTATGTGGAGGAACAGTAATGGCCTTACGTAAACTTGCTCTGATGCACCGTTTTTTTGGCGTTTTGGATGGGCATACGTGCCGGGAGTGTAGCAACTTCATAAAGGGCAAGTATCACGATAAAGTGCTTTGCAAATGCAAAGTATACGGGCTTACCCATAGTAAAGCGACGGACTGGGCGGGACGATGGATGGCTTGTGGGGCATTCAATCGGGCAATAAGCCGCCAGCCCCTTGAGAGAGAAGTCGTCCCGGAACGGAAGCGGAAAGAGGCCGACAATACGCCCATTGATGGGCAGATTAGTTTGGAGGAATTGAAATGAGTGATTACATAAGCCGGGAAGCGGCGCAAAAAGCCTTTGAAAATACAGATGCGGATGTATGTGAAAGCTACCCGGACGGAGCCTGCGATTGGGGCTTTGGGATGAAAAACATTCAGGAAGTGATAGATGGAATTCCCGCCGCCGACGTGGAGCCGGTGCGGCATGGGAACTGGAATATCCGGCTTGCAGATGAAATGACCCTCTGCCTGGAATGCTCCATCTGCGGGCGCAAGGTAGACAATATCGACTTGCACCACCTGCTGGAAGCCGGAGAATACGGCGAGGCTTGCCGGAGATATCCGTATTGCCATTGCGGTGCAAAAATGCGTTTGGAGGAGTAATCATGGATTTGTTTATGAAAACATCAATTTTTGGAGCTGCGTTAGCGGACGTTTACAAAGATGAGGAAGATCGTGAGCTACCGGCACTCCCAAAGATGTATTTGGGCGGCGATTTCACGGAGGATTTAACCGCTATGCTGTTCGCAATGCGCGTTGTTGCGGGGCGAATTACCCATAACAATTGGGATATTTTGGAATTTACACACGTTTTGAACACGCTCGCTGTTCAGCACCTCTTGGAGGATAAGGAGGATAAGGGCGATGACGATTGACCGAGCAATTGAAATTCTTGACCCGGGACACCGGGAGCATTACGACGGCATGGACGAGGTGAACGAAGCCTGCCGAATGGGCATGGAGGCGTTGGAACGGGGGAGAAATGCCGTCCCCGTGGTAAGGTGCCGGGACTGCATTGCATTTGAGGAAATAGGCAAGCACCCCACCAACAAAGGAGGAACGCCATTTGGGTATTGCTATCATTGGCAATATGAGCAGGGCATGTCCCCTAACGAGGTAGACGGCGATGATTTTTGCAGTTATGGGGAGCGAAAGGAGGATGAAAATGGAAGAACTTAACGGCTACACCCCACCTGCCAGCTTGAATTTAAGCGACTTTCAGGATGCTATCGGCGATGCCGTAGTACAGGCGATTATAAAAATTGGTATCCGGGTGAATCGGGAAGAACTTCTGAAAGCTCTGAAATATGATAGGGGGCAGTACAAGGCGGGGTATGATGCTGGTTTCGCAGACGGGTTCATTGAAACGCTCCACATAGTTCGGTGCAAAGACTGTATCCACCGGCAGGGGGACGAAAACCCTATGTGTATGCTGCATACCGAGCCTTACCCAAATGTCAGAGGCTACAAGGGCGAGGCTGTTTGCGTGGAAATGAACGACTTTTGCAGCTACGGAGAAAGGAGAAAATCGAATGAAAATCACACTTGATATTCCCGATGGTATGGGCTGCAGTTTCCTGAACGGCGTAGTGGAAACACGCAGCGGGCTGACGATGGTGACCTATGCACTGGATAGCGACGATCTGCACGATGGGGCAGAAATCAAACTGCCACGGGAGGCACAACAGCAATGAGCAAGAAGCCGGACTATCTCACCCTGTGCTCCATAGCCGCCCAGAAGGCTGGGACGAGATACGGGAAGTACATGGCAATGCACGGATACCACCCGCCGATTCAGGCCGATGTGGAGGACGTGGAAGCCCCGCAGGGCATTTCCAAAATCTGCCCACAGTGCGGGAAGGAATTTACGCAGGGCAAGATCAAGCAGAAAATCTATTGCAGTTTGGAGTGCCAAAAAGCCCACGCTCAGAGAGCCGCCAAAAGGAGATACCGTGACAGGAAAGCGGAAAGAGGTGGCACGATGTGAATATTGCGCTTAACGCTGATTGCATGGAAATCATGCGGGAGTATCCGGATAAATATTTCGACTTGGCTGTAGTCGATCCGCCGTATGGAAGCGGGGGGGGGGAGTTCGTCAGCGGCACCCGCTTCGGTGGACGCTTTGACAGGTACCTGCAAGATTGCCCGGACGGGAGGAAAGTGGGCGGCAAAGTTCGGAAAAAAATCACGAGCTGGGACTATGCCCCCGGCGAGGACTATTTCAATGAGCTTTTCCGGGTGAGCAAGGAGCAAATCATATGGGGCGGGAACTATTTCCAGCTCCCACCCAACAGATGCTTTTTGGTCTGGCTGAAAACAAATATACCGGAAAACTTTTCTATGGCAATGGCGGAATATGCTTGGTGCAGTTTCAACGATAACGCGAAAGTTATCAAAATGTCATCTGCGGGCATAGCGGGCAGATTTCACCCAACTCAAAAGCCGGAAGAATTATACCGATGGATATACGCCCACTACACGAAGCCGGGATTCAAGATTCTGGATACTCATCTTGGTAGCGGTAGCTCCCGGCGGGCGGCGTATGATTTCGATCTGGATTTTGTAGGAACGGAAATTGACAAGGAATATTTTGAAAAACAGGAGGCGGTGTGGGCAGAATATACAGCACAGCAGCGGATTATCCTGTGATGGAAACGGGGCGGTAATGTGGAGTACAGGGACGGCAGGAAGTATTGCGTCGGGTGCCGGTATTTCTTCGGATATTGCGAAGGCAGCCGGTGCTGCAATTACATATTCGTCAGCGGGGAAAAGCGGCCTTTCCCGCCTGGGAAGGATTGCACCGAAAGGAGGGAGAAAACGGAGAACAGGAGACAGAATTTAATATTATAGCTTTATCCCTGTATAGTATATATTAAATATAATCTTATATCTTGTGTGTATTGTGTATATCTATACAGAGATTTAATAAGATATGCAAGGAGGAACGGAATGAACTGGAAGTATGAGGCCATTGAAAAGCTAAAGGAATACAGTGCAAAGGCACAGTCCCTGAAAAGCATTCCCGAAGAAATGGCGCGGCTGGAATCCGCTATGCAGAGTATCCGAAGCGCCACGGCTGACGGTACGCCGGTAAGCGGCGGTGGTTCCGGCCGGGAAGATGCGATGCTATCGAATATCGTTCACCGTGAGGAACTGGCGCGGTCACTCGAACAGGCGAGAAAATGGGTGTCGCTTGTGGATTCCGGGCTTGAATCGCTTAGCGCCGATGAAAAGAAGATACTGAGCAGATTCTACATAAGCCCGGCCAGAGGCAACGTCGATGCCCTGTGTGAAGAGCTTGGAGTGGAAAAAGCTCAGGTTTACCGCCGCCGGGATTCAGCACTACGACATTTCACGCTATGCCTGTATGGGCAGACTGAAAGCTGAAAAATGAGAAAAAAATGAGACGATTTTTCAGTTTGAATGTGCTATACTGGTAAAAAAGAAAAAGCGCAAGAGGCTTGGGATTGTTCCTGAGCCTCTTTTTGCATGGCGCGGCAGACAGCGAGTCGGGTACCCTCTCCCCAACAGAAGGCCGTTCGAGTCGGCCTCGCGCCAATTATTTTGTATGAGCGGTGGTGACACAATGGCATCCGGGAAAAGCCCCTGCGGAAGAAAGCCGCGATACAAGTCTGCGGCAGAGATGCAGGTAAAAATTGACGAATACTTTGAATCTTGCGAGGGCGAGCTTTTGCGAGGGAGCGCCGGGGAGGTCATCACAGACAAATTTGGCCGACCGGTTTACGTTGGCCAGAAGCCGCCTACCGTCACAGGGCTTGCGCTTGCTCTCGGATTTACCGGGAGGCAGGCGCTTTTGAATTATCAGGCGAAACCGGCATTCATGGACACGATATTGCGCGCGAAGGCAAAATGCGAGGCTTACGCCGAGGAAAGACTTTATGATCGTGACGGGGCGAACGGCGCACAGTTCAGTTTGAAATGCAATTTCGGCTGGAACGACAGGCAACCGGCACAAGGTGGGTCTGAGGTGAGTATCATTGACGACGTGTAATCTGTCAAGCCTGATTTCCCCGGCGTTTTACGAATCGCACAGGGCTGTCAAAAACAATGAAATCAATGAGCTTGTGGAGAAAGGCGGGCGCGGCTCGGCAAAGTCTTCATTCGTTTCTGTGGAAGTCATTCTGGAAATGGTGAAGCACAGTCAGTGCCATGCCGTCGTAATGCGGAAGGTAGAAAATACTCTCCGCAGGTCTGTGTATGCACAGATATGCTGGGCGATTGCGGAGCTTGGGCTGGCAAGCAAATTCCGCTGTACGGTATCCCCAATGGAATGCACATTTTTGCCGACGGGGCAGAAAATTCTTTTCTTCGGGATGGATGACCCCGGAAAGCTCAAGTCAATCAAGGTGCCGTTTGGGTATATCGGGATTGCATGGTTTGAAGAGCTTGACCAGTTCGACGGTGCGGAGCAGGTACGTAATGTGGAGCAGTCTCTTTTCCGAGGCGGCGAATATTCTATGTGCTTCAAGAGCTTTAACCCTCCAGCTACGGCGCGGAACTGGGCAAACCGGTACGCGCTGGAACCAAAGCAGGGAAAGCGTGTACACCACAGCACATACCAGACAACCCCCGCCGATTGGCTGGGGGCTCGCTTCCTGAATGATGCGGAGCATCTGAAAGAAACCAACGAAACAGCTTATCGGCATGAATACCTGGGCGAGGTCGTGGGCAGTGGAACGCAGGTATTCGAAAACCTGAAAATTGAGACTATCAGCGATTACCAGATATCCCAGTTTGATCGCATCCTGAATGGCGTGGACTGGGGATGGTACCCAGACCCGTGGGCATTCAACAGGTGTTACTATGACGCGGCACGGCGGACGCTGTATATTTTTGACGAACTGACTCGCAGACGGACGGGAAACCGGGAGACTGCGGCGCTCGTTCTGGAAAGAATCAGCCCGGAGGAAACCGTCATTGCCGATAGCGCGGAAAAGAAGAGCATCGACGATTACCAGTCATACGGTATCCGTTGCCGCGACGCTGAAAAGGGCGCAGGGAGCGTGAACTACTCAATGAAATGGCTGCAATCTTTGGCAGCCATTGTCATTGACCCGGAACGGTGCCCGGATACGGTGACAGAGTTTTCCGAGTATGAATATGAGCGAGACAAGAAGACGGGGGAAGTCTTGCAAGGCTACCCAGATCTTAACAACCACCACATAGATGCGGTTCGGTACGCTACGAACCGGATATGGAAGCGGAGAGGAAAATGAGAAGAATTAAAAGATGGATCGTGGATATGGCCCCGATTTGGGCGAAAGCGTCGTTGCAAGCCGATATCAGGACGCTTGAAGCGGAAAATCGGCAGCTTCGGGCGGAAGTGGATACTTTGAACGCCTATATACAGGGATTGCAGTATGCAACCCGTGCGCTGCGGCGCATCACGATCAACGCAGGAGGAGAGAAGCGTGATTTATCCGAACAGTGATTATGAAATGGCGTTTCGCGCCGTTGACATGACATCTCCGGAAATGAAAAAGGCCATCCAGAGGTGGCAGAATCTGTATTATGAGAAGGCCGCGGCCTCGGATTATGACCCGTGCCAGCGGGTTCCATATACCATCGTCCGTAAACTGACAAAGACGGCATTTTCGGAGTATTCGGCATCCAGCAAAGACGCGTTTGTTTCCGAAATCCTCGATGCGGCAGACGCGAAAAAGAAAAGCGCCATGCAAAAAGCCTTGATCTGCGGAGAAAGCGGCTTAAAGCCTATCCCGACGGGCAGCGGTTTCCGCTTCGCAGTTGTGAGCAGACCGAACATTCTGGTATTTGGCCGGGACGGGGACGGGAATATGACCGACATCGGCATGGCAGAAAAAAGCATCCGTGACAGATTCTATTACACACTGTTGGAACGGCGCACGGTGGATGATAGCGGGTATCTGACCATTACCAACAGACTGTATCGGTCGAGCGACCAGAACAGCTTGGGGCAGGCTGCTGCGCTTACAGAGCTGCCACAGTATGCGGAACTCGCAGAAGAATACACGTTCCCTGAGCCACTGGGAAGCGTCGGCGTTGCATGGCTGAAAACGCCGATTGACAACAGTGTGGACGGTAGCCCCGACGGGGTATCCGTTTATGACGCGGCTGTCGGCCTGATTGAAAATATCAACCGGAACGAGGCGCAGATCAACGGAGAGTTCGAGCGTGGGAAAAGCCGGATTATTGCCAGCGCGGATATGCTGGAGGTTGACGAGGTCGGCGGGCGGAAAAACCTGTCCGCAAGCGTATTTACCGCAGTGGATGAATCCCCCGACGATATAGGCATCACTATTTTCTCCCCGGCGCTGCGGGAACAGTCGTATCTTGCCAGAAAAACGGAATATCTCCGGAATGTGGAGAACGTGATAGGCTTAAAGCGCGGGCTGCTGTCCGAGGTGGAGGCCGCAGAAAGAACGGCTACCGAGGTAACGTCCTCTGAGGGTGACTACAACCTGACGATTATCGACTTCCAGCAGATGTGGGAAAGCGCACTGCGAGAGGCCGTCAGACTGTGCGGCGTTCTGGGGCGGATGTACCGCGTACCCGGTGCCCACGACGTGGAAGATGATTCCATTGTCGTGGATTGGGGCAACGGCGTTCTGTTCGATGAGGAAAAGACCTGGGCTGACTACAAGGACATGGTCGCGGCGGGGCTGCTGAAACCTGAGATTGCACTCGGGTGGAAATTTAACATGCCCCGGGATACGGAAGCACAGTTAGCGAAAATTCGGAAGAAGTACATGCCGATAATAGAAGAAAACGGCAATGAAGGAGGGGCAGAAGATGGGCGGTAGAGGTAGTGCCGGTGGCGTGGCGGCTGCGTCCGCGCCGAAGAAAGCCGGAGGCATTGAGAGCCTTTTGGAGAACATGAAATCCCTTGATAACTATGGCTCTGAAAAGCTACAAAAAGAGGACTTGTCGAAAAAGCTCCCCACATACGGAGATAAAGTGCAAAGCTCCTATATCGACTATGTAAAAAAGCAGACTGGCATTGACCTCACTCCGGTGAGGGACACTTACTTTGACAACCGAAAGGGTTTTAATATCGATACAAGCAAATTAAGCCCGTCTGCTTTATCCACAATCAAGAGACTAGCAAAAACATATCCCGGTGGCTATGAGGTTCGTTTTTCCGCCAATGGCGCAACACGGCTTTATATTGCCGTTGAGCGCAAAAAGAAAAAGTAATGGGAGGACGCGGCGCAAGCAGCGGCGGCCGGAAACTGAAAGACGGTACATATTTGCCATATGGGAGCGAGTATAAAAGCGTTTATCAGTCCGGCAATATCAAGTTTTTAGTGCCAGCCAACGGACAGGTAAAAGCGCCGCTTGAAACTATGACAAAAGGGCGCGTATATGTGACCGTCGGTTCTGACGGAGAGCCGCGCTATATATCGTATTACGACAAGCACAACAAGAAATTCAAGCAAGTGGACATTCGAGGCAAGCCGCACATGATTAACGGGAAACCGGAATTGCCACACACCCACAAGGGTTATGAACACAATGAAAAAGGCGACGCAAAACCATCGACAAAAGAACAAAAAATGGTTGAGCGTGTGATGAAAACATGGTACAATAGGCATAGCAAGTAGTAGTTTATACAGGAAAACGCCCTTTCAGGGTATTCCGGTGCGACTCCGGGCGCTTGCTATGCCGTAAGGTACAGAAATGTATCTTGCGGCATTTTTATTGGAGAAATCTATGATTAACTTTGAAAATCTGGACAAATTCGCATTTCCCGGTGTCGGCAAGTACGGCATACCACAGATTGAGCCTGCCAAGGCGTACCCGGCGGGCGAATTTATACCGATGAACTATGCCATAAGCTGCAAAAATCCGGAAGGAAAAATTTTGCATTCTTTTGTGGATGATTACCAATTTACCAGGTTTTGGAATACGCCAGACCGATATATTCCTATGCTGTCTCGGTTCACCGCCGTGTGCGCACCGGATTTTTCCACATACACAGATATGCCACTGGCCATGCAGATTTACAACCACTATCGGAAACACTGGCTTGCGGCGTATTGGCAGGCGCACGGGCTTACAGTATACCCAACAATCAGTTGGAGTGATGAACAATCCTATGATTGGTGCTTCGATGGCGAGCCGGTAGGCGGCGTTGTTGCCGTGTCCAGCGTGGGAACGCAGAACAACAAGGAAGCTAATCGGCTTTTTCTCAAAGGATATGAAGAAATGATGAAGCGATTAGCACCGTTATTTGTGATTTTTTACGGTAAAGTGCCGCTTGAATGCGATTGGAATGTAATTCGGGTACAGCCGCATTACAAACAGATAGAGGGCAGGAGAAAAGCCAATGCTGACCGCTGACCAGATTGAAGCCCTTGGAGATAAGGCACAGCAGCTCATTACCCCGGTGACGGAGTTTCTGATTGAGGATATCGCCAGGCGAATTGCGGAAGCCGGCCAGTTCACCAGCACAGCGGCCTATCAGACGTGGAGACTTCAACAGCTGGGTGTTTCTCAGCGGCAGTTAAAAAAGGAGCTTCGAAAGCGGCTGAAAGTATCCCACCGGGAGCTTCGGCGGCTGATAGAACAGGCCGGGGAAACCGGATACAGTTATGACATCCGGAAACACCCCTATGTACAGGCGGTGCCATTCCGCAGTAATGAGGTCTTGCAGCAGATTGTGTCTGCTGCGGCGCAGCTGGCCGATTCTGAGCTGGACAATATCACCCAGACGATGGGTGCTGTCATGCCGAATGGCAAGGCTGTGGGGCTTACAGACGCTTACAGACAGGCTTGCGATTTCGCCTTTACGAAGGTTTCGACGGGGGCGCAGGATTATGCCTCCGCCATCCGGGAGGCTACCCGGAATCTTGCGGAAAAGGGAATTGTCACAATCGACTATGAATCCGGCGTTCATACCTCCATGGAAGCCGCTGTCCGGCGTAGCGTTATGGGTGGCCTGGGGTTAATGCAGGAGCAGATCAGCCAGCAGAACCACGATGATTTCGACTGCGACGGCTGGGAGATATCCGCTCACGCGGCCAGCGCCCCCGACCATGAGCCGATTCAGGGCAGGCAGTACAGTGACGCAGAATACGAGAAACTGAATAACTCCCTTGTGCGGCGTATCGGTACGCTGAACTGCGGTCATGCGGCTTTCCCGATTATTCTGGGTGTTGATTCTCCGCAATACACGACGGAGGAACTGGAAAAATTCAGGAAAGATAACGAAAAAGGCATTGACTACGACGGGAAGCACTACACCACGTATGAGGCTACCCAGCGTCAGCGGCGGCTTGAATCCTCAATCCGGAAGCAGAAACGCAGGATTTTGGTTGATGAGGCCACAGGGGACAAAGAGAACTTACAGCGCGATCAGATCAAGTACCATGTTTTGGATCAGGAATATAAGCGCTTTTCCGAAGCGGCGGGGCTGCGGATGCAGCATGAGCGCATGGAAATGCCCGGGTTCGGCGCAAAACAGGCCAGAGAAGCGGAAAAGGCGGCAGAAAACTATGAGAAAGGGAGTAAGCAAGCATGATGTACTGCCCATACGCAGTAAACCGTCATCTGGTTCAGCAGACAACGTATGAGTATAACGATGACAACTACCAAACACTTCAACAGACGATAGAACACAACACCGCCGAGTTTGTGGAGTGCAAAAAGGAATTATGCGGCGCATGGCGCGATGGGAAGTGCCACTATAATCAAGTTGATTGAAGCAACTATTCGGGTTTTCCGAACGGTTGCTTTTTTCATACCATTTTTGCCGTGGCAGGCGTAAAACAAGCCGACAGCAGGGGACGCAACCCCCATATAACAAAGCATAGCTGAGAAAGGAAGTATATGAAACGTGAGTTTTTGCAGAATTTCAAGGTAGGAGACCAGCCCCTGAGCAAGGAGATCATTGACGAGATCATGGCAGAGAATGGCCGGGATATCGAAGCGGCGAAAAAGCCCTTTGCTGACTATGACACCATCAAGAGCCAGCTGAGCGAAGCGCAAAAAACCATTTCCGACTTTAAGGAGCAGGACATCGATACCATCAAGCAGTCCGCCAAGGATTGGGAAAAGAAGTACAACGATGCCATTGCCGAGAGCAACCGGAAGGTCGCGGATATGGAATTCTCCCACGCCCTGGATGCCGCCATCACCGGCGCAAAGGGTAAAAGCACAAAGGCAATCCGGGCGCTGCTGGACATCGACACTTTGAGAAGCAGCAAGGACCAGGAAACGGACATTAAGGCCGCTCTTGAAGCTCTCCAGAAGGACAGCGGCTATTTGTTCGATGACGGCAAAATGCCGCCCCCCTATGCCGGGAAGACCGGTACAGGGCAGCAGGAGCCTAACGGCGAACCGACGACCCTCGCCGGTGCGCTCAGGGCAAATTACAACATGAAGTGAAAGGATGATTTTTAACTATGGCAATTACTCTTGCAGAAGCAAAGGTCGGCATGGCCGACAAGGTCGATCAGCAGGTGGTCGACGAGTTCCGGCGCAGTTCTCTGTTGCTGGACAGACTGGTGTTTGATAACGCAATTTCCCCCGGTACCGGCGGTTCTACTCTGACCTACGGTTACATTCAGCTGAAAACCCCCTCTACTGCGGCTGTCCGTGCTATCAACAGCGAATACACCGCAGGCGAGGCGAAGCGGGAGGAAAAGACCGCCAAGGCCGTTATCATGGGCGGTTCCTTCCAGGTTGACCGTGTGATTCAGAGCACCTCCGGAGCCATTGATGAGCTGGCATTCCAGGCGCAGCAGAAGATCAAGGCAACCAGCAACTATTTCCACAATCTGGTGATCAACGGCACCTCCGCCGCGTCCGGCACCGAGTATGTCACGAACACCTTCGACGGCCTTAGAAAGGCTCTGGCGGGCACCTCCAACGAATTCACTACGGACATTGACCTGTCCGATTCCACCAAGCTGGACAGCAACGCCAATGCTTTCGTTGACCAGCTGGATCAGCTGACCCACATGGTGGACGGCGGCGCTTCTATGCTGCTGATGAACACCGCCATGCTGCTGAAAGTTCGGGCGGCTGCCCGCCGTGCGGGGTATTACGACCGCAAGAAGGACGACTTCGGCAGGGCTGTGGAGTACTTCGGCGATATCCCCATCATGGACGCCGGTATGTACTACAACGGCACCAAGTCCGTGGATGTCATCGACACCTCCACCCCCAGCACCACCGCCGCCGGTACTTCCAGCATCTACGCTGTGAATATCGCCCTGGACGGTTTCCACGGCATTTCCCCCACCGGAACCGGCGTCATCAACAGCTATATGCCCGATCTGAAAGCCCCCGGCGCTGTGAAGAAGGGCGAAGTGGAGCTGGTTGCCGGTGTCGTTCTTAAGAACACGCTCAAGGCGGCAGCGCTGAACGGCATTATCCTGAAGCCCAAGACCGCGTAACGGAAAGGAGGCGCCCTGATGATTGACTATGATTTTTACATAAGCAGCTTTCGGGGCGACGCTATCCCCGCAGAGGACTGGAACACGTGTGAAGCCCGTGCGGCGGCGCAGCTGGCAAAATACAAGCGCATATACACGGTAAAGGCACCGGAGGAGAACTCCGAAGCCCTTGCCGTGTGCGCCATGGCAGAGGCTATTTACGGCTTTGATCTGATTACCAACGGTGAGGGCGGCGCTGTTCAGTCTGCGTCTATCGGCTCCGTTTCGGTGAGCTATGGTAGCGGGAACGGTGTTGATGTCAGCGCCAAGGGGCAGTCGCGGGAGCTGTACCGATGCGCCTGCCTGTATCTCGATATCTACCGGGGGTGCTAGCTATGGTGAGAATCAAGCGCCGCAGCTGCCCCGTAGACTACCGGCTGTGCAATCAGGCGGTCACGGTATACCACCGGGACGGCGACAAAGTAACCAGAACGGTACACGATAGAGCCTTTTTGGATTACAAAAAAACCGAGAATGTGGACAAGACCGGCAGTAAGGAAGTCAATTCCTTTCTGCTGGTCATTCCCTGTTCGGAGGTATGCGTTTATCCGGAGGACAAGGTGCTGCTGGGTTCCGGGGAGGAAATCACGGCGGCGCAGTGGCCGTCCTTCATTCCGGTGAAGGTTCCCGGGCTGGTTGTTGTGAAGTACGTTGACCCCAAATACTGGGGCGGAAAGCTGGTTCATGTGGAGGCGGGCGGATGAAAACACGGATAAAGGTTGACATGAAGCCCGTCGACACCATCCTGACAAGGCTTGGCGTGAATAAAACCGGCGATGTGCAGATGCAGCTTACCCGGATAGTGAACAAGCGGATAACGCGGTACATGCCGTTCCGAACCGGTGTGCTTTCCACGAAGCTTAAGTATATCTCAAGCCCGACAGAGATCACGGTTATGGCACCATACGCCCGGTATCAGTACTACGGCAAAGTCATGGTAAATGCCAAAACCGGAAAAGGCCCCGCTTTCATTCCGGGAGTTGGATACCGGTACAGAAAAGGAACCGTGCTGAGAGCGACTGATCGGGATTTGAACTATGACACCACCAAGAACCAGCAGGCGGGACCGTTCTGGGACAGACGCATGATGGCGGCAGAGAAAGACCAAATTGCGCACGACCTACAGGCTTATATCAACAGGAGGAGCGGAATATGACGGCGCTGGAAAAAATCAAGGACTTTATCGGGCAGTACCCCGGCGCGGATATCTTCCGCGATTTCCATGTTGACTACACAGACCAGATTCCATTCAACGGCGGTGTTTTCCCCTCCGGGCTTGTGGAGGTTTCCAGAACACGGGATATCCTCGGGAACACGACCGTGGTCAACCAGTACAATTTCGGGCTGTACTACGTGTTCGAGAAGTCCCCGGGGGATGATACCGGAGCATCTGAAAATGCGGGCTGGGTCATGGACTTTCAGGAGTGGGTGCAGAAAATGTCCGTTATGGGCAATGCCCCCACCTTTGGGGATGACCCGAGGGCGGAGAAAATCACCGCGCAGAACGGCGTCCTGTACGGTGCAGACGAAGAAGGAACGGCAATGTACATGGTACAGCTGTCCGTTCAATTCAAAAAACGATTTATGAGGTGAAATAATGGCAGATTTAGAGTTTAATACCGCATCCGGCCAGACCGTAGACCGTGAGCTGCTGATCGCGTACCTGAACACCGGAACAACCTCTGCTCCTGTGTGGTCGCCGCTTGGCAGCCGCGTCACGGATTCCAGCATGGAATACGACTGGCAGGAGGAATCCAACAAGGATATCCTCGGTACGACCAGAAGCACGATGAAAAAGCCAATCATCACGCAGACCTTTGACCCGTGCGATCTGGACGCCGGAGACGCTGCGGTTCTGAAAATTTGGAACCTGGCTGTCAAGGAGCAGAACGTGGCAGCACTGACCAATCAGGATATGCTGATTGTGCATCTGTACGCCGGGACTAAGGGCACGGCGGCCTTTGCAGAGCGCTACAGCGCCTGTATGGTCAAGCCGTCCAGCCTTGGCGGCGAGGGCGGCGGCTTTGTTGGAATGCCGATGGACATTACATACGGCGGCGCACGCACGGTAGGTACTGCGGCGGTAAGCGCCGGAACCGTTACGTTCACGGCTGATACCTGATGCAAATACGGGGCGGTGAGAGCCGCCCCGAAATCTTTGGAGGGATTATGAAAGAACTGACACTGAATACTGGCGAAATCGAGTATAGGCTTAACGATAAATGCACGGTTCGGTTTAACCCTACAGACCCCGCATTTGCCGACCGAATTTATTCGGCGCTCGACGAGCTGTCCCGGAAGCAGGAAAGCAAGAACCCGGACAACATGAGTACAAGAGAAACGTTTGACTACCTCCGGAAGCTGGACGCAGAGATGCGGGAGACGATTGACGGCTGCTTCGATACCCCTGTATGCGAGCCGTTGTTCGGCAAAATGAGCGTGTATGCAAGCGCGGAGGGGATGCCCCTGTGGATGAATTTAATGCTTGCCATTATCGACGAGTTCGATGATGGAATTAAGCGGGAAAAGGCGTTCCACAGCGAAAAACTGGCGAAATATACAAAGAAGTACAGCCGATGATGTACGAACTTCCGACATCTGTCAACGTATGCGGAACAGATTATGATATTGAGACGGATTTTCGGGCGATTCTGGATATATTCTGCGTTCTGGAAGACCCGGATTTGACAGGCAATGAAAAGGGAATCGGGATGCTTGGAATCTTCTACAAAAGATTTTTTGATATGCCCGCAGAGCATTTCGGCGAGGCTGTTCAAAAATGCTACTGGTTTATCAATGGTGGCAACGACAAAGTCTGCAAAAACGCCACAAAGTTGATGGACTGGGAGAAGGACTTTCCGATTCTGATTGCCCCGGTAAACCGCATTGCCGGGACGGAAGTCCGCTCCATGCCGTATTTGCACTGGTGGACATTTCTTTCATATTACATGGAAATCGGGGATTGCTTCTTTGCACAGATCGTGCGGATACGGGATTTGAAGGCGAAAGGAAAACTGAAAGACAAAGCGGATAAGGACTTCTACCGGCGAAACAGGGACGCTGTGGATATAAGGACGCAGTATTCCGACACGGAGAACGAAATTATAAAGGCGTGGACGTGAAAACACCCGCAATTTCAGCCATTTTTTTCACGTCGTCACGGTTCCAGAGAAGAACACCAGTTGCGTCTGCTGCTTGCTTTGCGCCTTCCGTAAAATAGCGATTTGTCATTACAGCACCAACGTGACAATGGTAGATTGTTTTCCCGGTGTTAACCTCCTGCACTGGCTTATTCCCTAGATCTGTTGCGTAGCACTTACACTGTATCGCATACTTTATGCCAGCTTTTTTCGCGAGTATATCAACGCCCTGATCGCCGCTACCCCGGGTGACCTCGACATCAATAAACCCGTTTTTCCTCAAAATATCGGCACACCAGAATTCAAAAGCGTGTCCTTCCATGCAATCTATGGCAGACATTCCCATTTTTTGCACCGGGCGGGCAATAGCGCCATGCTGATTGCGGATAATCTTCCACGTAAAATCGGGATACTTTTTAACAAATCCAAGTTCTTCTAGCTCGTTTGCCAAGTCAGACGCCACGTTAAAACTCCGTATTTCAAGCTTTCTTTGAAGCATGGAGATTGAAAAAGGTTCGAGATTCGGTAATAGCTGTATTGCATCACGAACCATTTGCGGGGTGACCTTTCTGGCAAAGTAATACCTCTTAGAAAGATACTTTGCACTCAGAATTCCGCAAACTATTGGAACAACGAGGATAGTTATTGTATACCCAGCGCCAACAGTGATTTTTCCGTTTTCGTTCGCAGGCAAAATAGCCGTGGCAAGAGACAGAATAAGAAGAGCGGACAAGAACCACGCTACGGAAAAAATGAATACTGTTTTCAGTTTTTTCATAAGGCAATCCCCCAGTGCATTATTTTATCATTTAATTTCAACAGTTCCTATAGCGCATTAAAAGAGCAGGTGATTATATGGCAAATGCTGACGGTTCAATCATTTTCAGCACGGAGATCGACAACAAAAAAGCACAAGCTGAGCTTGATAAACTGGAAAAGAAAATAGCTTCCCTGGAAATCAAGGCAAGCCAAGCTGGGGCAAAGAAAATACCGCTAGAGGAGCAGGCCGATTCTTTGGGCGTGGCACTGGATGACGCAAAGCAGAAGCTCGAAGCGTTAAAAGCCAGTGGCGCATCTCCCGGTGCGATAGGGGCGCAATCGGAAACGGTTACTTCGCTACAGTACCAGTGGGATCAGGTTAACAACAAGATTGACAGATATAACCGCGAAATTGAAAAGGCCAACGGTGATATTGATGTCTCCAAGAGCCGGGCGGGAGAACTCGCCGCGCAACTCGCTTCGGCTGGACGCAATACCGAGAAAATGAGCGCTGGTGTCAAAAAGGCGGAAAAAAGCGCGAAAACTTTCGCCAGCCGAATGAAATCTGTCGTTCGCTCTGCGCTTGTGTTTACAGTTATTACGCAGGCGCTTTCAAAGTTTCGGAATTGGATTGGTGATGTGATCAAGGTCAGTCCGGAAGCAACTGCGGCCATTGCAAGGCTCAAGGGTGCTCTGCTTACACTGGTACAACCATTGGTAAATATCATCATACCAGCGTTTACGAAGTTCGTCAACATCCTTGCCGCAATAATTAACAAAATCGCAAGTGTGTTTGCAGTGCTGACGGGAAAGACCGTAGAATCATCGAAAGCGGCAGCAGAGGCATTAAATAAGCAAACATCCGCGCTTAACGGAACGGGAGCGGCTGCAAAAGAGGCAAAAAAGCAACTGCTCGGATTTGACGAGATCAACCAGCTGACCGAAGATACGTCCGGCGGCGGAGGAGGCTCTGGAACGATAGCACCCGATTTTTCCGGATTTGATGATACAGAGGACGAGTTAAACACCATTCTCGGGCTTGTTGGAGCTATAGCAACCGGCCTTCTGGCGTGGAAAATTGCAAGCCTGTTTACCGATAGTCTGAGCATGATCGGAGGTATTGCGCTTGCTGCCGCAGGCGCGTTCGCACTGGTTTATTTCTGGCTTGACGCATGGAACAACGGCATTGATATGCAAAACTTCCTCGGTATGCTCGCTGGTGCCGCCGCTCTAGCCGGAGGTCTTGCCATTGCGTTCGGGTCTACCGCCGCAGGCATAGCGCTTGTAATAGGTGGCCTTGCAATGCTGGTTGTTGGAATAAAGGATGTCATTGAAAACGGATTTACCCTTGAAAACACGTTAACCATCATTGCCGGACTGCTGGCAGCTGGGCTTGGAATTGGCCTGTTAACCGGCAACTGGATTCCTTTGTTGATTGCCGGTATTGCCGCCGCGCTTATAGCGCTGGTTTCCTTTACCGGACATGGTGAGGAACTAATCAACGGATTAAAGGAGACTATCGACGGATTCGGTAAATTCTTCAAAGGTGTTTTTTCCGGGGATATGGAAATGACTGCCGAAGGATTAAAGCAGATATGGGACGGCCTTAAAAATACATGGAACGCTATCATTGATTCAATCAGGGACGCATGGAATATGTTCATCGAGTGGTTGCGCGGGAAAAATCCAGAATTAGCCGCAATTTTTGAGACATACGGGAAACTGGTTTCCGACCTTTACAACTCCGTGAAACAAATCCTAGGCGGCATTATCACATTTATTTCAGGAGTATTCACGGGGGACTGGGATAAAGCATGGGAGGGCGTAAAGCAGATTTTCAATGGCATATGGAACGGTATTGTATCGATTCTGGAGGGCGCAGTAAATCTCATCATCGGCGGCATAAACTGGATGATTCGCCAACTGAACAAAATTCAGATTAAAGCGCCAGACTGGCTTGGCGGCGGCACAATTGGCTTTAATATTCCTGCAATCAGCACCGTCAGCATTCCCCGACTGGCGCAAGGCGCAGTTATCCCGCCTAACCGTGAATTTATGGCCGTCCTGGGTGACCAGAAAAACGGAACAAACGTTGAAGCCCCTCTGGAAACCATTAAACAGGCTCTTGCGGAGGTGCTTTCGCAGAACGGTTCCGGCGAGGAAATCACGATCAAGTTCACCGGCGACCTTGCGACCCTTGCGCGGGTGCTGACACCTGAGATCACCCGTCAGCAGCGCCGGACACAGCGGGCATTGGGGGTGTAGTATGGCAAAACCATATTTCAAGATCAACGGTGTGGACATCCTCCACCTCACTCAGGAGGGCGGCATAAAATGGCAGCGTAACGATGTGGAAAGCCCCAACGCTGGGCGAACCATGGACGCTACCATGCACCGTGGCCGGGTGGCGCAGAAATACCGGGCTGATATCACGTGCATGGATATGAACCGCGCGGAAGAGCTTGCGCTTATGGCGCTGATAAACCCGGAGTTTGTCACAGTGGAAACGAACCTACACCCGCTATACGAGAGCCAGATGGCGCAATATTATTCCAACAACGTTCCCGCTTCGATCTCCTACGTTGACCCCGATACCGGGGAATCGGTATGGACGGGTATTTCCTTCCCGCTGATCGAGCAGTAAGGAGGCAATATGCAGAAAACATCTGCTCTGTATAGAAAAATCCTTGCGGGCATCCACACGAAGGAAACGCGGGTTTCTATCGGCGATACGGGTTTTCTTGTGGACAAACGGGGAAACGGAATCACGTTCGGCGGCACCCGCATTCTGGTTGGGGCTTCCGGCGCAGATGCCGGATACGGAATGAACATCCTCGCGTCGGTAGAAACTACCGGCGCGATTTTCGATGGGAACGAGCCGACCGTCGGCAATGTAATAAGCCGGGAGTGCGACATTGAAATGCTGAAGCCCTCCGGGAACATTGAGGGAATGTCCCGGATTGCGGTTTATGTAAGGCTTGTCAGCGATGACGGCGAATGCTCCGAGTGGCTCCCGCAGGGCGTATTTTATGCGGATTCCATTGACCAGGACGCTGACGAGGACGATGTGCAGTGGCTTAAAATCCACGGCTACGACGCTATTCTGTTCGCAGAGCAGGATTACCCAGCAGACAGCAAATTGACATGGCCAGCAAAGGATATAGACGTTGTGCGGGAGATTGCCCAGGCAATGGGCGTGACGGTAGACCCGAGGACGGCGGAGATTATGCGCAACGCCTATCCTGTCCAGTACAATCCGGAATATACTTGCCGGGAATATCTTGGATATATCGCCGCCATGTACGCCGGGTGCTTTCTCATGAGCGAATCGGGGGAATTGCTTCTGGTATGCTTCTGGAATATTCCAAAAGAAACCCGCTACCTGATCGATACCCACGGCTACGCCATTACGTTTGGAGGTGACAGGATCGTTGTCTGACGTAATCAATGTCCGAAAATCGCTTTCGTCGCTGGAAAAGCAAGACACTTTCAACGGATATTCAAAAGTCGTTGTTGTCGTGTCAGATGAAATGGAATACTCAGCCGGAACCGACAGCGGGCGAACACTTACTCTGGACTGCCCGTGGGGTACGCAGAAAATGGCTGAGGATATTCTATCGAGAATCCAAGGCTTTCAGTACCAGCCGTATACCGCCGATGGCGCACATATCGACCCGGCGGCGGAGATCGGAGACGGATTTGCCGCCGGAAACTTATACAGCGGGATATACTCCAAAAACGTTTCCCACGGGGCACTGTACACGGCGAATGTATCCGCACCCGGCGGCGAAAAAATCAATTATAAGTACGAGTACAAAACACCTACGCAGCGCAAAATTGAACGCCACTATTCCGAAATGAAGTCCACGTTCAAGGTTCAGGCCGACCAGATTTCCGCCGAAGTCTCTGCCCGTATCGAGCAGGGGAACGAACTCACCTCACGGCTGGACATTCAGAGTGACCAGATCTCCGCGCGGGTGACCAAAACCGGCGGTGACAGTTCGTCCTTCGGTTGGGATCTGCTTAATGATTCCTGGACGGTCAAGGCCAATAATACCACGGTATTCCGGATCACCAAATCCGGCGCGGAAGTCCGGGGGAAGATCACCGCCTTAAGCGGCAAAATTGGCGGTTTTGACATTCAATCCGACTACCTAAGCTATAACAATCAGGTCTGGAACGGCACCAACAGCCGGGGTATTTACATTGGTGTCAACGGCATTCAGTGCGGCTCTGAGGCTAACGGCGTGCAGATTACGCCGACCGGGAATCTGTACGCTGAGAATGGCTATTTCCGGGGAAGCGTCAGCGCTGGTATGATTGACTACGGTGGCAACGATGGCTATTTCAACGGCGAGGGGCTAGAATCTCGCAGTGTCTCCGGCCTTGAGATTGCGGCCGGCACTGTAAGCACGACTAACACCACTGGCGGTATCAATACCTCGCTTGGATATGCGGATTTCGCAAATGGTGTGTTCAATGGGTGGAATACAGCACCCAGTGTATCAACTGAAGACAGAGGACTGATAATTGGAGGCCATACGATAGCTGTAGCTTCTACATCGTTTAGGGATGGAAACGGCGGAACAATATCTCTACAATACCTAACATGGATTTGATATGACCGATTATACTAGGAGGTTTCTATGGAAAAACTGAAAACCGCAACAGGCAAAGAATTCGACTGCGATTATTTCAACCCCTTTCCTCAGGCGAGGCAAATCAATCTGCGGGTGCTGAATACGTCGCTGCCGACAGTGGCAACTGTATTTGCTGAGCCACAGGAAACCGTGCAAATGTGGTTCGAGGGGCAGTACGCCGCCCAATATACGAAGCTAATCGCTATCGTACCGGAAACCGGCGCGGTGCGTGTGGTGCTGGGAAAGGAGTAAAAATGAACCCTGCAATGAAACTTAGGGCAGTCCTGAATACCCTTGAGGGCGTTCAGGTCGCAGGACGGGAAAACTGGGACAGGATGCTGGGCAGTATGCAGGCCATTGAAGAAGTGATTCAGGCGCTGTCCGCGCCTCCTGCGCCCGAAAAAGAGACTGACGTTGAGGAGGGATGACTTATCGCAGATAAAGCAATATCCGAGCTGATTGCAGCAGAACAGATAAAAGCCGCTGACCTTTTCGTCCTGGAGCAGGACAGCGCGGCAAAGAAGCTGACGGGACAAATTCTGCTGAGCTGGCTGACCGCCGCAGCTGACGGCCATGGCGGTATCAGCAGCATCGTGAAGCAGTCCACCAGCGGCCTTACGGATACATACCGTATCACCATGGCGGACACCACTACCTTTGACTTCACCGTAAAGAACGGGCGGGGCATTTCAGCCATTGCCAAAGTCTCCGTCAGCGGGCTGGTAGACACGTACCGTATTACCTATAACGATAATACCACCAGCACGTTTACCGTCACGAACGGCGCAAAGGGCGATAAGGGCGACAACGCATACGTCTGGATTCGGTACGCGTCTCAGAAGCCAACGGCGGCTTCTCACAGCTTCGGTGTTCTCCCTGACAACTGGATGGGCGTATACAGCGGCAATTCCGCAACCGCCCCAACAGACTGGACGAAGTATCAGTGGTTCGAGATCAAGGGCGAAAAGGGCGATACCGGGAATCCGGCAACGCTCAACAGTTCTGCAATCAGCTACCAGACGAGCAATTCCGGCACGGTCGTTCCGTCTGGAACATGGTCAAACACGATCCCGACGGTAGCACAGGGCAAGTATCTGTGGACAAGGGTCACGCTTACGTTCAATACCGGCAGCGCCGTCACCTCTTACTCCGTCTCCCGTATGGGCTTGGATGGCACCGGAGCTGTATCCAAAGTGTGCGGCAAAGAACCTAACTCCAATGGCAACGTTGAGCTAGAAGCTGAAAATGTTGGAGCATTACCTAGTGCTGGCGGTTTAATGACCGGAAATATTGTCATGAACTCCCATCAAATTAAAGCATTAGGTGCGCCCGCGGACAGCGCTGATGCCGCAACCAAGGGGTACGTAGATACGGCGTCAAGTAATGCCAAAACGATTGCAAAGACTGCAACGTTAACTGCTACCGGTTGGTCTGCCAGCGCCCCGTATACCCAGCCTGTTACGGTCTCCGGTCTGACGGATACAAAACGTGCGATGGCTTATCCAGTGTACGGGAGTAACACGTCCACCAATCTTGCGCTGAAAGAGGCGTGCGGCATGGTCAGCTTCGCTTCCCGGTCAGGCAGCACGCTGACGTTTACCTGCCTTGAGGACAAGCCGACAGTGGCTATCCCGATTACAGTGGAGGTGTACGTATGAGCATTGCAGTGCCTTTATATGGATTTGGAGCCAGCGGCGGCGCAGGCGGCACCCTTACCGTCACAGCTCCAGCAAACGTCACCGTGACTGTTTCCAAGGACGGCAAGACAAAGACCAAGAACTCCGGCACCAGCGGCGTGGTTGTCTTCAAGGGGCTTGCAAGCGGAACGTGGACTGTTACCATCACCGGCGACGGCAAGACTGCTCAAAAGAATGTTGTGGTCACAACCGATTATTCAACCGTGATTGCATTTTTCGCAGCCACCATCAACATCACCTATCCCGCCGGTTCGACATGCACTTGCTCTGACGGCACAACGACCCTATCCGCTCCTGACACCAGTGGTACATGGGCTTGCATCGTACCGAACGCCGGGACGTGGACGGTGACCTCCACAAGCGGGAAGGAGACCGACAGCAAGACCGTAACTATCACCACGGATGGTCAGAGCATCTCTGTGGAGCTGAGCTATGCGCTGTTCCTGTTCAAACCAAATGCCCCGAGCGACATTATAGCCGGTGAGTGGGAAATGCCTGGGAACAGCACTGTAACCGCAGAAGCAGAATTGGTGGTTAAGTCGGTAAATAACTACAACGG